TTACAGGAGTAGGCATGGGCATAGGCGCAGGCATAGGCATAGGTCCAACTTTAGGACTAGGCATGGGCATAGGCATAGGCATAGGACTAGGGCTAGGGCTAGGACTAGGCATAGGCATAGGCATAGGCATAGGACTAGGTACAAACTTAGGATTTTCTCTTGGGTTTAGCGGAGTTGCTCTTCCATCTCCAATACCAGTAAGATTTCCTATTAATGTATCAACATTTTCAGATGTAGATTTTGGAGGATTATATATAGGAACAATTGTATCAGACCCTGCACCAATTAAATCAACAGCTTTTTTAGCATCATCCGTAGGCATTACAGCAGGTCTTCGCCCTCCTCGCCTTCCTCTTGAGTTGTTGTTTGAGGGTTCCTCTACAGGAGTTTGACTAGGAGGTATTGTTAAATTGTTGTTGTTATCTGCAACAGATTCATTATTATTATTTGTAGAATTTGGCGGTAAAGGTAAATTTAAATTTTCAATTGAATTGTTAATTGAGTCTATTTGATCTTGCGTTAATCCTCCAGTGCTTCCAGTGCCTCCTTTTGACCCAATATTAAAATCAGGAACTCCAACTTCAGTATCAGGTGTAGTATCTGGATCGTAGCTATCGCCCGGCCCTTCTCGATTTGGGTCTTCAATTCCTGCATCTTCTGGAGTTGTTCTAAAATAATTTATTTCACTTCTAAACCCTGCTCTTGGATCTTTTCCTTGAGCCGCAAGCTCTGCCGCTTCTGATTCTAATTTTTCAGAAGTAACAACATTTGCAGGACGAACTGCTCTTTGCTTTAGACCAGATGAAGCGGGATTAGCGTTGAAAAAAGATCCAAGTCCTGAGAAATTCATATTCATTCCTAACGGACCACCACCACTCATACCAACAGTTTTAAGTCCGTTCATTTGCCGCATATAATCTTGAGGATTAATTGATGCAACTCCCCCTGCACTATAACCATAGTCCTGATAAGCGTAATCATTTCTTGCTAGATCAATTGCAGAATCTCTTACGGCAGTTGCTCTATCTAACTCTGCTTGCCTATCCTTCTCAAACTGAGCATTAAGGCGCTTCATATCATCCTCAGCCATTTTTTGCGCTCTTTGGCCTTCACCTACAGCTACCGGAATCATGGTTCCGCTTTTTATAGCTTGATTTCCAAAGTTCTTAGCAAATTCCATTGGGTTATTCATCATGTTTTGCCCAATGTTCTGTCCTGCTTCAAGCTTTGCGGCATCTAATACTTTGTTTCTATAGGCTAAAGACCCTGAATTAGGGTTAAGGTCAGCTATGCTTGGTGTAGCGCCTACTGAAGACATTTGAGGAGCTAAAGGATTTGAGACTGAAGACATTGATGGAGCGCCTTGATACGCAGGGGCATTTACTATTGCATCTGCCTGCGACTGAAGTAGAGTGTCCGCACCTGCAACATCAGATCCAATTGCTCCCGATAATCTATTAGCCTCGGTTACTGCGTTTAAGGCATCTGATCCTACAGCATCAACGGCTGTTGCCGCTTTGGCAACTTCTGGATTTAATGCTTCTGACGCGGCTCCAAACGCTTTACCTAAACCAAACCCTGTAAGACCTGACATAATCCCTTCTTTAAGATTGCCAGTAATTGCAGTAGTAGCAAGACCAGATCCAATTGCTCCTGCCGCCGCAGAACTAAGTCCTGTTGCCCCTATCAAGCCTCCTAAGCCCCCTGCCGCCGCTCCTGTCAATAAAGAACTGCCTGCCAAGCTACCCTAGTAAAGGCGCTAAGAAAGGCAGAAAAGCCTCTGGTTGNCCTGTCATAGGGTTTCGGGTTAACTCTCCTGTAGGAGACAAAGACGCTAATCCTTGCACCTCAACTGGGTTCATNTGAACAAGCATACTGTCCCCATACCTACCATGAGTTGCCATTTGATCAGCCATACCTTGCATTGGCCTACGCATCATTTGTTGGTTGTTCATTAATTAGTCTCCACACCAAAAAGGTTAAAGCTTACATTAGAGGCACTTGCATATACCTTTATAACATCTTTCTGCCCTAAGCAGATTCCTATAACTACCGTTTTGGTAGAAGTAGCCGCAAGTGATTCATCATAAAATATAAATTGTTTATCGTTTGCGCTTGCACCTTCAACGTGTACGCTAACTCTAAAAGTTATTGTTGATCCTGACCTGTTACATATAACAAGAGAACTTATCGTTGTCTGCGTAAGGTCTGGTGCAGTGTATAAAACTGTTGTAGTGGTTGCTGATGGATCAAGCTGACCAAGAACTTTAATCGCATCACTCATGAAGCACCCATAAACATAAATTGAAATCTACGCAAAGCAAGAGATCCTGTTTTGTCACTCTGTGTTTTAGCCACAAGTATTTCGTTGTCAGCATTTGAAAGAGAAATCTCAATTGTTTTTCTAGTGTCATTCTCATTTCTTTGATCGTATTCTGTTCTTGCCACTGGCAACGGAGCTTTAACCACAGCCATTATCTTCTACCATCTTGTCTGACACCCATTCTTAAAGTTCCTAATCTCCATCCGTATCCTTCGCCTGTACTTTCTATTCGGATAACTGGATGTCTTGATCTTGCTCTTATAGCGGAAAAAGTTGTACTAGATGTAACTGTTGCACTAGCAAGAACAGAAGTATCCTGCAAAGGATAATCTCTACCTTTAACCGTCATTGCAATACTAGGATCAGAGCCTTTGAAAGAAAAATCTGGAATTATTCTATCCATAAACATAAATGAATTACCATCTCCAATTTCAAGATCACCTGACTCAACAAAAGCAGTCATTGGCTGTCCGTCATCATCAAACCCTACTTCATGAGAATATAGATAATTTTCATTAACAGCAGTAATTACACTTGTAGCAATAGGGAAGTTACCCATTCCAGAGTCAAACCATGCGCCTCGCGTAAGGGTTCCTACAGCCCAAAGATTTTCTTCGTAGTTGTAAGTAACATAATTTGTTATTTCTGTATTACCAGTTCCTACTGGATAAAACCAAGTAACCTCAGAATAAGCAGAGTTTTCAGCGGCAAAAACTTTAAACGCTTGACCAACATTTAGGTTAGAGAAAACATGATCTTTTACAGAACAAGGAAGCGGCTGTACTGATCCGTTATAAACATAGAACCCACCTTCATCCATAAAGAACACTGAACCTCTAGCATTTACTGCCGCATTCGGAGAGATCATAGATGTGTCTGTGCTTATTGTTGAGAAGTTAAATACAAAGGGTGGCCCCACAAATCTCATTGAGTGCAGGCTTTCATCTGTAAATACAAGTATCTCTTCTCTTGCTTGAATAGCTCCAATAATAATAGATCCTGAGTTAATTCTTACACCACCTGCTGTATTAGTAGCAGTAGGTGTCCAGTCAACAGCATTTTGTTGATCTGAGAATCTAATAAACAAAGGATCAATTGCAGAACTTCCTATTGGATTAGTTCCAAACGCTATAACATGCTGATCAATATCAGAAACCATAACCTGAAGAGCTATGACAGGAGGGTTTGATTGACCGCTTTTTGTTGTTATGTCTATTGCGCGAGAACCTAATCCTAGGGAGGTATCATGATAGTAAATACCACCACCCCTAACATTAAATATTAAATCTTCGCCAAAGTTATCTTGACTGTAAAGTCTAAGCTGATCTGCCGAGCTAATATCACTAGCAGAACCCCAAGCTCCTGCGCCCCATGTACCTACACCAAAACCAGTGCTTGATACATAAGTATTGAGGCCGGTGTTTATTTGATATGTTGCAACAATGCTTGAGCCGCCATTACCAGAGTCACTTGAGTTAGCTGTAACAGTATTAGCTGAGGTGTCTTTAGCAATTACAGTGTAAGAATTAGCATTTATTACAGAGTTTATTTGATATTCTTGGTTTATAAATGAAGCTACAATGTTGCCTCCCAAGGAAGCCGCTCCAGAAAACGTAACAAAATCATTAACAACAGCACCATGACCTGTCTCAGCGATAGTCAAAGTAGATGATCCGTCAGTTGCTGAAAACGTAGCATCTCCTGCTGAAGTCGTTAACCTTATAGGCGTTATGTCATTAAATCCAGTACCCTCTGCAATATAAACCTTAAGATGAGTTCCGATTCCTATATATTTTGTAAATGCAAGAGATGCCCATCTGTGCAAAGATCTGCTTACACCCAGAAAAGAATTAGAGCTAAATTTTTCCCAACCACCTATTTTTTCTGGTCGTCCCTGCCTAAACCTAATTTTATCAGAATCGAACCAACCCTGATCAGCGGTATAGTCAGTTCCTTCTTTGTTGACTCCGGGCGAAAACTGAAGTTTAGTTAAAGCCATTTTAAACGCTCGCTATCTTGTAGTCTTTTTTGCAGGAATAGTAGTTTCACCGCTAGAATATTGCACACCGGCTTTAACAGTTTCTTCTTTAGGATTTGATTTATTGTTGCCTTTAATATTAGAGTCATCATACAAGTCAGGATTGTCAGTGTTTCCAGTGCCTGCATCTTGAGGGTTTTGATTATTGTTTCCGCTAGGCATTTTTCCTAATGTTCTTC